CCGCTTCTCTTGTTACCTACAAAATAAAGCCATGAGTACGGCGGCACATAGGAGGATGCCGCCGTGTTCATTTTTGCTTTTCACAGTACCCATGATCTGCATCAGTTAAAAAAAGCGTAGCTCCCCCTCCGGGTTATTCCGGCTATGGATGCGAAATATGGCAGTCTATTAAGGAAAACGTATTTTCATGCGCTCGTATGGCTTTATGCTGTGCGGGCGCTTTTATATATCCTCCCCCTCGCTTCTGGTCACGATGGCCAGAGGCGCCAAGGTGCCGGGGGCCGCCTGTTCTCCATTTCAATCCGCACTCACCAACCACCTTTTGAAATGGAGGACAATTATGACGACTATCAATCTGAAACGGTATTACCCCTATATGACCGAAAATGTGATGCTGGAAGTTTCGGACGAGATCGCCGCCACCCTCTCTATGGGAGGCCGCCTGTGCGACAGCTACAAACGACAGAAGCGCAGAAATGGCGAGTGCTCGCTGGACACCGATCCCGGCTTTGAGGCCGACGTGCTCCGCCAGCCCATGACCCCGGACGAGTACATTGAGGCACGGGAAACCACCTTTGCCCTCTATGACGCGCTGGCCCAGCTCCCGCCTACGCAGGCCCGGCGTGTGTACCAGCATTATCTTCTCGGCATGAGCAAGGCCGAGATCGCGGCAGCCGAGGGCGTTGGCCGGAGCCGCATCTGCTGCTCCATTGAGCGCGGGCTGGCCGCTATGAAAAATATTTTGAAAAAATCTCTGTAAGAGGGAGTACATTTGCCCCCGAAACCTCCTGATAGGTGAGAGGAGTTTTCTTCCTCGCCTTGAAAACTGAATAGACAGTATTCCCGATACGAAATCCGCGTGATAGCGACGTAAGGTGCGCCGCCACGACAGCCAGTTCAGGAGGTGATGGACAAGCTGGCCGAGCGATCAACGCAGCCTTTGACCCGGTGCTGGCAAACCGGGCGCGAGGACAGCGCGGAGGATAATGAAACTTGCTCACGCCCTCCCACAGACTTGAGGGGGAGCCCCTGCGGTATGCGCCAGCCCTCCACGGGCAGCGGTACTGTGGGGCTATGCAGCCGAAGCCATCGGCGGTCTGGAATACTCCCCGTGCCGGGGATGCGTGGCAAATACGGCACACAACAATCATACAGGGAGCCGTCCAACCGGGTCTTTCTGTCTTATGACAGCCCAAACCATTCCGGCGCGGCGGCTCCCTCTTTTGTGGATTGAAACGGAAAACAACTGTCCCGCTGCTTCTGGTCATCGTGGCCAGAGGTGGGGCAAGGTCAAAGGACGGCGCTTTTGTGCCGTCCTTTCACGTTTCCCCACGGACAACGGGAAACCATCAAATTTATTCACACCGCTGATTATTATAGGAGGTTTTCAGATGACGGAGGCAAGAGTCGGCTATCACAAGGAAGTCAAAACCGCGTCTTTTCAGGGCAAATCCATCACCGTGGAAAACCTGACCCCGATGCTCTCTCCCCGAGCACGGGATAAGCGCAAGCGTGAGATTGAAAGCTGTCTGTATGAGGTCTTTGTGAAGTATGCGCCGGGACGGGCGCAGATGCACTAATGCGGGACATCCTTGAGATGCGGGGCTGCCAGAGGTATAATATAGGTGTAAGGTTTGGTAGCTCCTACACGGAAAGGAGCACCAAATGATTATTCGTGAAGATGCCATTTATGGCAGACAGTCCGTTGACCGCAAGGACAGTATCAGTATTGAAAGCCAGATTGAGTTCTGCAAGTATGAATTGAGAGGAGGCAATTTCCGCAAGTACACCGACAAGGGCTATTCCGGCAAGAATACCGACAGGCCCAAGTTCCAAGAAATGATGGCCGATATTCGCCGGGGCCTGATCAAGCGCGTGGTGGTCTACAAGCTGGATCGTATCAGCCGTTCCATTTTGGACTTCGCAACCATGATGGAAACTTTTCAGGAATACAATGTCGAGTTCGTTTCCTCTACGGAAAAGTTTGACACGTCCACCCCGATGGGGCGGGCCATGCTGAATATCTGCATTGTGTTTGCCCAGCTTGAACGTGAAACTATCCAAAAGCGCGTGACCGATGCCTACTATTCCCGCTGCCAGCACGGTTTTCACATGAGCGGTGCGGCCCCCTACGGCTTCCAACTGGAGCCGACCACCATTGAGGGCATCCGCACAAAAATGATGAAGCCTGACCCGGAAACGGCAGATATTGCAAAGCTGATGTTTGAAATGTACTCCCAGCCCGGAATCTCTTTCGGGGACATCGCCCGCTACTTTGCCGACGAGGGCATCCTGATCTACGGCAAGGAAATGAAACGTGGCTTTATCTCCCAGCTTTTGAGAAACCCCATTTACGCACAGGCCGACCTCGATATGTACGAGTTCTTCAAAAGCCAGGGTACGGTGGTAGTCAATGAAGCTACAGATTTTGCCGGGACAAACGGTTGCTATCTCTATCAGGGCCGGGACGTGCAGGAAAGAAAAAACAAGCACCTGAAAGATCAGATACTTGTTCTGGCTCCCAGCGAGGGGCTGGTATCGTCTGATACATGGCTGCGCTGCCGGAAAAAGCTCATGGCAAACAAGACATTCCAAGGCGGGCGCAAGGCAAAGAACACATGGCTTGCCGGAAAGGTCAAGTGTGGCCGCTGCGGGTACGCGCTTATGAGCGTTGGCAATCCGACAGGCGTTCAATATCTCCGCTGCTCCAAGCGGGCCGACAGTAAAAGCTGTGACGGCTGCGGGACACTCCGCACACGGGAATTTGAAAGGTTTCTGTACGGCGAGATGGTCAAGAAGCTGTCCGAGTTCCAGACGCTGACGGCAAAGCGGGAAACGGTCAATCCCAAATTGACTGCGCTGAACATGGAGCTTGCCCGCGTGGAGAACGAGATTGAAAAGCTGCTGAATACTCTGACCGGGGCTAATGCGGTGCTGCTGTCCTACGCCAACAGCAAAATTGAGGAGCTGGACACACGCCGCCAAGCCCTGACAAAAGAGATTGCGGCGCTGTCGGCGGAAACCATGTCCCCGGAGCAGATCGAACGGTTGTCGGTCTACCTCAACCAATGGGAAGAAATTGACTTCGAGGACAGGCGGCAAGTTGCTGACGGCCTGATCTCACAGATCCGCGCAACCGACGAACACGTTTCGATTGAGTGGAAAATTTGACTTTTACTTATCCATCGCACACGACAAAGGGCTGTGTGCCCTTGTCAAGCGATGTAAGCAAGGTCGCATTGGCTCCGGTCAGCGTATCCAGCAGCTTTTCAATTTCGGCCTCCACCTGTGCCAGCTCCACTTGATAGGCGGTCAGTTTCGGATTGACTTTTTCCTCCCTGCCGTGGAGTATCTGAAAGTCTTTGAACTTCTCCTGCATGGCCGAGAAAATGAATTGCTCAAATGCTTCTTTGTGGATTTTCCCGCAGCCCGGACAGCCTTTGTTTTCCGTCCGTTTGGTACAGCGGAAATATCCGGTGCTGTTTGGTACATGGGTGGCTTTCAGAGCATACCCACAATGCCCGCATTTGATTTTTCCGGCCAGCCAAGTATTTTTCGGTTTCCGTCCCTGCTGGAAGGTGGTATTTGCCATAAGTTTTTTCCGGCATTTAAGCCATGTGTCAGAGGAAATGAGTGCTTCGTGTGGAGCGATAACAAGTATCTGGTCTTTTAAGCACCTGTCCTTGTCCTCCTTCACATCCCGCCCCTGATAGAGATAGCAGCCGTTTGTTCCGGCAAAGTCAGAAGCGTCATTGACAATCGCTGCACCCTGGCTCTTGAAAAATTCGTACAGCTCCAAATCGGCCTGTGCGTAAACCGGGTTTCTTAAAAGCTGGGAAAGAAATGTACGGAACATGGATTTGCCATAAATTTTTATATCATGTTCCTCGAAGTATCGGGTAATATCTCCGAAGGAGGTTTCCGGTTCAGCGTACATCTCAAACATCAGCCGTACATGGTCGGCGGCTACGGGGTCGGCAACCATTTTCTTTGTGCGGATACCCTCTACCACAGTAGGCTCTAACTGATAACCGTATGGTGCCTGCCCGCTCATGTGGAAGCCTTTCAGGCACCGTGAATAGTAGGCGTCTGTGACACGCTTCTGAATTGTCTCACGTTCAAGCTGGGCGAATACAATGCAGATATTCAGCATGGCCCGGCCCATCGGGGTCGAAGTATCAAACTTTTCCGTGGAGGATACAAACTCCACATCGTACTCTTGAAACAGCTCCATCATCGTTGCAAAGTCCAGAATAGAGCGGCTTATACGGTCCAGCTTGTACACGATGACCCGCCGGACCTTTCCTTTGCGGATCTCGCCCAGCAGCTTTTGAAACTCCGGCCTGTCCGTATTCTTACCGGAATAGCCTTTGTCCTTGAATACCCGGCAGCTCCCACCTTTCAATTCATACTTGCAAAAGTCGATCTGACTTTCAATGCTGATACTGTCCTTGCGGTCTACTGACTGTCTTGCGTAAATACAATCTTCTCTGATAAATTCCATATTGGGCTCCTTTCCTTGTTGGAATGGAGCTACCAACCTTACAACTATATTATACCATCAGCAGCCCCGGACAACAATGTTGCGAATGATTAGGGAAATCTGTCCCCATATTTTCTGAACACCTCATAAAGACAACGCTCAATTTCTTTTTTGCGCTGTGCTTTCTCCTTCGGGGGAAGTACCGGCGTGAGGCTTTCCAGCACAATGATCTTCCCTTGAAATGCGACAGACTTTGTTTCTCGTTCATAAGTGACAGCTTGCGTCATTGAAAACCTCCTTTGCGAAAGTGCGTGTATATGCCTGCCTTTCCCGCTTGTCCTGTGGGGAAATGTCAAAAGGCGACACCCAGCAGGTGCCGCCCTTTGAGCTTTCTCCACTTCGGGTCGATATGGCCCGAGCTCAGTAAGGACTGGAATGGTACTTTTCTTTGGCGTCCTCCACGCTGTTGAGGTCAAATACTTCATAAAGCTGCCCCACAACACGCCGTATATCCTTCTTTGAAAATCCGCAGTCCTCCATTGCCATAATGACATAACCGCGGCAGGCGTCATTGCTCCATTCGTCCGTTTCCAAGCCGGGGATCATTCCAAACGCATTTCCCATAAAATGCTCCTTGTTTGAAAAGATGGGGAGCCACGCCGGATCGGTTGGCCTATCATCAGACAGCATTACCGGGGGCTCCCCATAGGTTTTCACTTCATTTCAGACACATCGGACGGACATAGGCTTCATGCCCCATAGTATTTCAACTCTCCCCATTCTGATGGCAAGGCGTTCTCATTGCCTGCGACGGCTCACGGCTTGCAAGGCCGCTTCAACGCTCGGACTGTGACTAAACGCAAGTATCCGGGGCCTGCGCCTGTTCCGGTGGAGCCAGCCTTGCCCCACCTATGGCATGGACCTGTTCGCTCGCTCAGTTTTACAAAGACTGTACTCTCTGAAATCCGAGGTCATGGCGGGTCTGTCACACAGCGCGTTCCCCTTCGTATCCGGGTGTCTTTTTATTCAATTTTCAATCTGCATGAGGCTTGTCTGAACCTCGGGTCATTGTGACCCGAAGTGTTTTGCCTCTCATAAACCATTTCATTTTCCGGTCTAAATCGGTACGCCTTACAAAGAATTTTTCAAAATTTTTTCTAAGCGCCGCAGACCTCGCTCGATTGCGACACGAACCACTTTTTCATGGACGCCCTCTGCCCGGGCAATGTCCTGTTTGGTCATGCCGAGAATGAAATGAGCATAAATCCGTTTTGCCTGTTTGTCCGGCAGATTGGCAATCGCTGCGTGAAGTTCCTGCATGGTCACTTTCCGCTCATACAGTTCATGGGGAGATAAGGCAACAAAGACAGCTTCATGCTCCAGCCCGTCATCCCGATCAAGGGAATAGTAGGCTTTGTGGCGGTATGTACGCAGCCGGTAGGCAGCCTCTTTACGATCAAACTCTTTGAACATTTCTGCAACTTCTTCCGATACTTCCATGAAGCAATCCGATGTATAGAATGGGTAATAGTCCCGCAAATTGATAATAGCCATATTGACCTCCGTTTCGGTGTTGGGTGGATGAGTGACCGAAACGGGGCTCGGTGGGGAGCGGCATCCCGGGGAGCCGCCCTGCACCTCGGGACAATTTGTCTCGAAGTACAAAAAAGCGCCCGCACAGCAAGACGCTATGCAGACGCATGAAATTACATTATCATAATTGTACTGATATATTGTACCTTCATAGCCAGACTGTCCCGGAGGGGGAGCTACGCTTTTTTTAGCTGGTGAAGGTCATGGGAATTGTGAGAAAGTAAGATGGACACGGCGACACCCTCCTATGGGCCGCCGTGGGGTTACTGAATATCCAAAGAGAAACGGCGGCTCTGAAAATCAAAGCCGCCGTTTCAA